ATTTTTTACTGGAGATTGTAAATTACCACCTTCTTTTTTTTCAAAGTATTTTCTACCAGCTTCATTTAATCCACCTTTAGGATTCTGATGTTTCTTTAAAGTCATTATTCATACCACTCTAAAAATAATTCAGCCATTTGAGAAGCCCCACTCACATTAGTTAATCTAAATAAATATGTCGTTAATGGATTTAATACTATTTCTAAAGCACTAGATCCAGCGCCACCAGATTTTTTACCAGATCCACCAGCAATAATTTCTGCATCTATTTCAGTTCCAGTTACTGTTACAGTTGGATTAATCAATATTGCTGATTGACTTGTTGTTGCACTTGTTCTATTTCTTTTAATTGCTGTAAATGATGTTCCTCCAGATACAGTTGCATCTTCATACATGTAAAGTTCAGCATCTCCACCACAACTTGCATCAACTAATACATGTGCATATACGCCACTAGCCCATGCAACTGCTATATTACAACTTGCTCCATTTGCTAATTTTGTTGCACCTGGATATATTCTGTATGCTTTAAAAGCTCTACCTTCATGCAAGCGTAGATGATTAATATCTAAAATAGGAAATGGTCTATCAGATCCAGCAATATAACTTATGCCATCTTTATCTACATAAGCTGGATTAACATGCCTAGATTTTGTAGTGTCTGATTCTCTAGATATATTAATAGCCATTAGTCTTGCTCGCTATTATCACGCATCTCAAGTTCTTTATCTACTTTTTCATAACGTGCATCATCCATTGGACCACCAGCTAACCATGCATCGCATGTTCTAGCAGCTGCGCACTTAAAAGAAAATAATTCGCAAAAGCCTAAATCAGCCGATGCAATCATTTCTTCATCGTATCCACCTTCCATATCAGCAGATTTTTCTAATCCTTGTTTAATACATTCAAGCATTGCAGTTGTTTGAATAAAAGCCGAGCAATTTCCACATCTTAAAGTTTTAGCTTCTTCTTCTGTATTGTTATACATAATAGCCTTTTTAAGCCAGAAAACTTTATTAGGTTCTTCTGGATTAGCTGGGCCATAACCATAATGTTCAAATGCATAATTGCGGTTCTTTAAATTAACCTCAATATCATGCGTAGGAAGTGGACATGATCTATTTTCCATATTATTTCTTCTTAGGTTTCATTGCTGTTTTAGCAGATTTAATAAATGCAGCATTAGTAGGAGCGCCAGGCGAGCCAGGTTTGCGCATCTTTTCTTTAGAGCCAGCTTCAATGCGTTCACGCTTGGCATGAATGTTTGCATATAATCCAGCTTTCATTTTTTCTTAGCCATTCCAGCTTCACTCATTGCAATAGCAACGGCTTGCTTTTGTGATTTAACTACTGACCCACCTTTGCCAGAATGAAGTGTTCCAGATTTCCATTCCTTCATTACTTTTTTAACTTTGGCTTGCATTTTATCTTGTTTCATTAAACACCTTCCCCAGTGCCTAAAGTTGCATCAGATCCTAATGCATCTGGAGTAGCAACTGACGAAATTAATGATGATCGTCTTTGGCGCGCACGTTTAGCTGCTGCTGATTCTGCTGCCATATTACGTTCTGGTGCTAAATCTTTTGGTGGTGGTGGTGGTGCTGGTGGTGGTGATGATGGTCCGCCCATAATTACATTCCTCCTGTTGGTGGGGTTTCAGTTCCTAGCGTTTCAATGCCGGTTTCTGGATTAAGTCTTGCTTCTGAAAGTAGCACACGTGATCCAGTTGCTGCTCTTGATCTACGTCTACCAGCCATTTGTTCTTCTAAATTGCGTCTATCTTCTAATGCTTTTGCTTCTGCATCTGCCATCTGCTTACGTTGCATAGCCAAACTTTCTTCGGCAGCAGAAGTGTCTGGCGCTCCGCCAAATAGTCCACCCATTATAATCTCCTAAATAAAGTAAAATCTTCCTGTGCCGGACTATACTTAGCCATAATGCCCTCTGGCTCAAACTTTAACGCTAGAGCAAAGCGCATAGCAACATTATCAGATGTTTTAACAGATATTTGCAATCTGTGCAAGTTAAATGTTATCCAACAGATATCGAAAAAGGCTTTTGACGCGCGAATCATGGTCATTGGATATCGCTTAGATTGCTCTGACAGCAAAGACCATACTTCTGCCACTCCATTCCATAGTAATCCACATCCAAATATTGCTACTGGCTTACCATAAAGAAATGCTGTAATGACTGGACCACGTGTTGCTTGTCCAGCAATTTGAGCTTTAAATCCTTCTAGCCCGAAAGATTGTATATATTCATCAAGATTATCTAATTCATCTAAATGATCTACGTGAAATGGTAAAAAGTATGAACCTTTTACGTGTGGTAAGTTTTCTAATACTTCTGGGTTAATCGAATATGTTGAAGTCATTACTTGCTACAGTTTGTGCAATTATAGTTGATGCTGATAATGGACTCTTGGTTAGTCGTTTATGTTCTCCTCCGCCAAGAAGTAAGTATCCAAATGCATCACCTACGTGAGAGTGTTCGTTTTTGTTTGGTGCATCTTTAAATCGTTCTTGTCCAGCACCTACTGCTACACGTTTGAAATGATAGCCGCCCGCTAATGACTTACGTATCATCTTGCATTTAGTTGCAATCATAAGTCCAGGCTTGCCCATAATAAGTCTTTGCATAGGTGCAGCTGCTGCTTCTCGTCTTACTTTAAAATCATTAGATGGTGTAGGTTGCGCTCTTAATCCCAATGTGCGTAAGTAATCAAATGCGGTCACTTCGTAAATAGCATCTCGTTGCATACCCGCTGGATCTCCCCACATTAGCATTTGTGCTTTAGGGTATCTAGCATTAAGCTCTGCTAATAACTGCTGACCAAATCTTTCTAGTCCCATATCAAATGTAACAATCTCATCTAAGATAATCCATCGTCCATTGTTTAATCTTTGTCCAACAACTGCGGCTGGAGTCAAACCAAAGTCTAAACCAACTTGTAATGGTAACTCTGGGTCGTATTCAACTTCACCACTCATGGCACTGTCATCATACTCTGGCCATACGGGTCTACCTTCTTGAACGTATGTATATTTACCTTCTGCGTAACATTTAATCCAATCTAAATTCTTACCGCCAAGCATTTGCATATAGTATCCGGCTGGTAGATTTCCTACGTTTTCTGCTTTGTTATTTATTTTCCACCAACGGCCGCCAGAAAATATATGATCGTTAGCTTCTGGATTCTCTGGTAGATCACCGGGTGATACTTCTATAACACCGCCAGGTTGTTTAAAGAATTGCCATGCATACTTGCCATTAAGTTTATCCTTCTCAGCTAATCGATACCACCAGTGGTCATCATCCATTGGATTAGTATCCATCCACACGCCATGCCAAGTAGGTCCTCCATCACGTTGAGTCGGATATCTACCCACACGATGCGTAAGTCCGTCAATAACTGCTTTAGGAAGTTCACGAGCTTCATTTACCCACGCTCCAGTCAATTCAAGTGATAAAAGTTTTCTTACGTCTTTAGGTTGATCTAATGCTAAAAATATAACTTCGCAATCAATACCCGCTGCTTCACCACGAGATGGCAAACGGATATGATGAGTAATAGGGGGAGTGTATAACATTGGTCCAAAAGTATTCTCTGGAAATAAATCTTGCCATGTTTTAATCGTTGTTGTTTTTAATTCTGGATATGAGTTACGAACAATGACAAATCGTGTATAACGAATACCATCTACTGGAGATGGCTTTTGTCTTACTGCTCGCATCATAATCTCTGCGGCACATGCATAGGATTTACCAGAGCCAACAGGACCCATCAGTCCACGCACGAATGCATCTGACTGTAAGAAGTTCCATGTTGTTGGTGCGGTGCTAAAATCTAAATCAATCCCAGGGCCGTGAATGGCTTTCTGAGATGTTTCTTTTTTATTAGCCATCTATATCTTTAATCTCAAGCATCAATAACTGATTAAGAACGTTAAGTTGTGCTTGAAGTGCATCAATGATTTGCAGTGCTTCCGTTTGGTAAATGTTATTTAATGCATAAGCATCTCGTAACTTTTGAATACGTTGCTCTAAATCACTCATTACCTTTCTCCTCTAGTTGTAAACGATTTGCTACTAACATTGCATAGCCCGCAATGTCAATCCAATTATCATGGTGATGCGGATCACCAATAATTATTCTAGCCATTTTTGTTACAATCATATCTAAAGATTCTTGCATATCTGGATCCATTGATTTCCATGATCCAAAATCCCTTATATAAGATTTTATATCTTGGATAAGCATAGCTTTACCTAGATAACTACCATGAGTAATTTGTCTTTCACTCAGAAGTTGGTTGATCTGATCCTGTTGTTTCTGTTGCTTCTGTTGTTTCGCCATGATCTATAATCTCTGGTGCGCGTATGTTAATACCTAATACGCTTGGTTTATCTGATTCTTCCGGATTATCTAACAAACCAGAAGCTTTGGCAAGTATACGTAATACACCAACTTTATCCCACAATTCTATATCAAGAGTTGTGTAGCTATTACCCTCTTTATCCGTCTTAGTATTAGACTTAATGCTCTTAATAGCTTGCAAGGCGTGTTCCGGTATATCCTTGCTCGGTTTAACTTTAATATTGCCTTGGTCGTCCCACTCCATAACATCAGTAAGCTTTGTATTCGCCAAACATAAAAGAGAATAGCTAACAGCCTCACGATTCTGCTGTAACGTAGTCGAGCGCTCAAGCTTCTTTTGAAGGCTACGGACACCACCATAGCCAGCAAGTGAAGGAATGGGCTTTTTGGTTTTGACTTCATCTGTCATTAGAATGGTAAGTCGTCTGGTAAGTCATCAAATGTAGGTTGCACTGCATTAACTGGCGCAGCTCTTGCTACTTTTGGTTTAATGCTTACTTGACGATATGGTGTGCCACTATGTTGGCCCACTGCTTCTTTAACATTAAGATAATATAAATTGCCATCAAGGTCTGCAAATTCACCAGTCCACTCTGGATGCCAATCTTCTGTTTTCTTTTCATTCTTAAACGCAACGCCTGTTCCTGGTTTTCTTGGTTTTTGTTCCGCCATGCTAATCTCCTATTTAACTGCTGCGCCTTTAACTCTTTTTTCTAGACACCTAGCGCAGATCCAGCGTCTGTTTGTTTTCTTCGGTGATACCTTCCACATGCCACCATCACTTTTAACATGGGCGTAACATGTAGAACAAAATCTGTGGCCAAACTCTCCAACGGGTGCTTCTTCAAAAGTAACTTCTGGTTTAGATTTCACTAATCACCACCATTGTTTTACCGCCTACACATGGCTCAACTCTGTTAATAGATAACTGATCTATCTGTGAGTCATCGTCATATACACCGGCTGCCATCATAGCATCTAAAATAGCCTTTAAACAATTGTCCAAATCAAATCTTCGCTTGCTACGTGGATGAATATTAATATACACATTAAGACGACTATCACCAAATGATGACACTTTATCGCGCATACAAATTGCCTGGACTGCTGTTTTAAAAAGCATGCCCTCTTTCGATATAAATCTTCTTTTGCCATTTGCTCTCCAGTAGGTATTAACTGATGGTGGGTATGGAAGTTCTAATATCATGCGCTTAGCTTATTTAATCTCTCATTGATGTCATTTAAACTATCAGATAGGTATTGATTAATAAGTTGGTTAATAATAACTGCCTTGTGTCTTTTGAGTTGCTTTGATGCTTTATCTAATAACTCTACACTCTCTGGTGTTAGTCTTACTAGGAATGGTTTTAATTCGCTACTCATACATTCTCCTTATACTTGGTTATTTGTTGGACTAACTTCTTTTTATCTTTTGCCTGTGGTTTCTTAGTTCTTAAAAATTCTGGCAATATACAATCAATAGCTTTATATGCTTTTAGATTAGGTGGGTCATCACGCCATTTAGGTGACTTGAATACTGCTGAACCTTTATCGGTAATAACTTCTGCTTTGTATTCACATGGGCCAAACACTTTAAACATGTCATGCATCCATTCTTTAGCAGTGTTATATTTCATACGCATAATATATATCACTAAGATATCTATGTCAATAGCATCCTTACCTTGACTTAAAATTATTTATCGCTTATATTACTGATACGGGGCTATGACCCAGCCCTCCTAAATGTAGTAGCTGACAGATAGGGATAAACGTGTTGAATCGGTGGATTCTCCTTAACAGTTGCTCTCGGATGAGATCAAGTAACAGTATCGGGGATCAGACCACTGGGGATGTGAAGTAGTGCATTACATCTAGACTAGATAAACGAGAAGCTACAACCTTAATGGTTAGTAAGATAATTTAAACAATACTGTTTATTATCGGGTTTGGTCCTATTGTTGCACGAACTATACTCAATGTTAATCTATATTACCTACAAGTCTTTAGATATAATCCTATTTGGTTTCTATTTAGTCTATATATTTATAAATGGAATCGTTAGGTAGGTTTGTTTCTGCCAAGACATACCATCTTAAAGACGTCCTTTGTTGTTATTCCTTAATTTCCAGCAAAAAATTGTGTGACATACCCCTCATAAAAGCGGTGGGGGTGGGGGGGAAAAGGTCACTTTCTGGCTATCTCACTACTGCCATGCTTGATTCAAGGCATCATTCAATTAATTATGATTCTTTTATGATAGCTAAACGAACAATTAGCCTATGGAAATAACAGCATCATGCACCGATAGGCCACTAGCTAGACGCGCTTCCAGCATAATAGGATCAATTCCAGACGACAAGGCCTTTTCAATGGCCAGAAGATCAGCATCAGTCTTCAGATATTTAAAAATAGCTAGTATAGGATCAATGCTATGATTATCTGATTGTTTAACCTTATCTGATTCAGTATGATGCGCTTCAATGCTGTTTAATATAGTGTTATGCTTCTGGATCGTTAGAATGTCACCATTAGTTAAATCATCATGCTTCAAGTCTTCATGCTTGATCTTTTCATTGTAGATAATGCGCCTAGTATTGCCTTTTAATAGTGGAAAGTAATTGCTAAACGATTCAATAATGCCATGCTTTTCTAGTCTTTTTAAATGCTTATGAATGTTTTGAATACTGCAATTAAGATCTCCAGCTATGGTCTTCAATGATACAAAACTATATCCAGACTTATTACAATAAGAAGCCAATACTCCCAGAACTCTTAAATTTTCACCGGTAATACTTCTATTCAATAAAGCGCGTCTTGGAATGACAACGAAATGCCGGTGGTCTTCATTCCGGATCTTTTTAAGTTTAATGGCTTCTGGAATGACATAACTTTTTGATATATTCATATATCTCATTATAGCAAAATAATATATCTTTTTAATAGCTATCATGCTATATTCCGATAGCCAATAACGGCATTTTAAATCCAGAAAGGATATAAATATGTTTTATGATCCCTATGATCCAGCATCATATAAGCGCAAACCATTAACCCGTGAATCATGGCACAAACCAGAAACGTCTTGGCTTATCATTGGCGCGATTCTTTTTATCGTTGAAATGGTGGCCTTGCTTTTATATAGTGCCAACGGCCTATGAAATATGTTAAAGCGTTCATTTTGTTTTATTGTGGCGTTGCTATCTATCTGATTATCAGATTGATCGTATCATTCTTTAAATAAATCCAGAAAGGATATATATATATGGAATCAAGACTATTAAATTATAGCAAGTTAATATTTGAAGATCGCTTGAAAAGAGTAGATATTAATACTTTTATGTATGACCAGATCCATGCCGGTGATTCAATACATCATGTTAAACGTAGATATAAGAGTGAAATAAAACAAAATAGAGTAATAGGCCGGAACATTGGCGAATTTATCGCGAAGTTAAAAGGCCAAAAAGATAACATTGATGCAGAAGTTTCATATATCAATTGGATTAAATATAACTGCAATAATTATCTAATTAAGAAGTTAGAGCCACAATTAATTAATATTATGGGTAAATGGCAAGACGGCGAATGGTTGCATATTCCATACGCTGATTATTTAGAAGTGGATAAGGGCTTTTTATTATCAAAGCATCAAAATATCCAAGTCTTACATAATATCCATGAATCAGTAGAAGATCCGGTATTAATTGCTTACTATCCAACGCTGGAACATTTGCGCCTTAATAGGATCGTAAAAACAAAGTTAGGTAAATATCTTACCAAGTATCAAAATGAATTAGGCCTTAATGAAGCGCAGATCAAACTCATGGTGGAAAAGCATAACGCCAGACTAGAAGCACGATCCGGCTGGGCTGTTAAATTCATAGAATCCAACGATCCAGACGGGTGGCAGAAAGTTTATGCCGATTGTGAATTTAAGTCTTGCATGACTACAGAAACGAAAGCGAAGCCATATATAAGATCTTATGCGCATAGTTTATCAGTGTTGCGCCTTGCATATCTTCAATCTGGTGACATCATAAAGGCGCGTTGTATAGTGCGCGAAGATGATCCAGACAATCTTCAATGGATCAGAACATATCCACCGGCAGATCAATCAGCAGAAGGCACGTATTTAAAATCATATCTGGAATCAAACGGATATAAGCGTGGCGATCTCATGGGCGTCTTATTAAAAACATGGTGGCATGATGCTGGTTGCTGGGCGTCACCATATATTGATTGGGGAAATGGTGATGAGCCATACGGCGATTATAAAGCAATAGACGGCGAACATTATATTAAAGTTAGTGATGACGGCGAATTATCATTGAATCATACAGACGGCACAACGTGGCTGGAAGATCAAGATGATGAAGATGAAGATAATTATACTTCTTGCCAATGTTGTGATAATGGATTTGATCGTGATGATTTGAATGATAATGATGAGTGCGAAGACTGCGAAAACACTTATACATGGGCGTATAGTAGAAATGGCGAACATGATTATGTTTTAAATGAAAATGTTATTGAAATAGGGAATGATTATTACGATACGCATTATTTAAGTGACTATGATATTTATGCTTGTGAAGATGATGGCGAATATTATCATATTGATGATCTAGTCATTACATCAATGGGTTATATATATCACGGCCATGCTGTTGCGCTGGATCATGCAGATAATGACGGCAACGATTATGCGCATCAAGATGACGTGGCAGAACTTCCAGACGGCACAAAGTGCCATAAAGATAATTTTGAATTACTTAACGAAACAATCCAGAAAGGATTAGAAAATGAATCATAGATTACTTGATATTTTAACGATAAGGCGCGAACACGAATCCAAAGGTGAAAAATACTTTATATCCAAATATATGAAAGGATTTGATCCGGTAAAAAGTAAAGCTGGTGAAGTCTTGGCATATAAGCACGTTATCGAAAAGAAAGGCGATAAGAATAACATTTTATGGTCTTCTCATATTGACACCATGCACCGAACACGTCCAGAAGTCACCAAACAAAATGTTTATGTTGATGATTTTGGAACGGCATTTGTAGATGAAGCATCAGATTGTCTTGGTGCTGATAATGGTGCTGGTGTCTGGTTATTGCTGGAAATGATCGCCAATGACGTGGCCGGAACTTATGTATTTCATAGGGGTGAAGAAAAAGGTTGCATTGGATCGTCTGGAATTGCAGAAGAATATCCAGATTTTCTTAAATCATTCAGCCATGCCATAGCATTTGATCGGCGCGACAATGTATCAGTCATCAGTCATCAATCTGGTGGCCGGTGCGCATCTGATGATTTTTGTAATGCTTTTATAAATCTTCTTAATATGAATCATAAGATTGATCCTAATGGAATTTATACGGATACGGCAGAATATACGCATCTTATTGGTGAATGTAGCAATATATCAATTGGTTATAAAGATGAGCATAACAGCAAAGAAACGCTGGATATAACATATCTGGAAGCATTAAGAGATCGCATGGTGTCAATAGAATGGCATAAGATTAAACTGCCAACGAAGCGCAAACCAGAAAGTAAAACGCCACGTTATAATTATGACTATGATTTTTTTACATACGAAGATTTAATGTATTTGGATCATAAACAGCTAGTTAAATGGATCAAAGGAAGCGATCCACGCGATATTGCTTATGCGCTGGAAGATCTTATTGCGCAGATAGGTTATATGCAAGACAGCTATTCACCTTATGAAGCATCACACGATCCAGAAGCCATACCATTTTAATAGCTTGATCGCTATCGCTGGGCATGGTAAAATCATGCCTAGTCTTTTTTATATCCATGAAAGGAATAAGATAATCAATGAAATTTATCGCATATTACAGAGTATCAACAGACAAACAAGGCCAATCTGGGCTTGGCTTGGAAGCGCAAAAACAAATTTGCTTTTCATACGCCCAGCAACAAGGCGACGAGATCGTTACAGAACTCACCGACATAGAATCTGGCAGTCAAAATGATAGAGTGAATTTAATTGTAGCTCTAGACATGCTAAAGAATGATCGCAGTTGTAAATTATTGGTAGCCAAACAATGCCGTCTTACAAGATCCGTTGCATTGATGTCAAAACTATTGGAAGAATTACCACCCAATAGCATCGTTGTAGCCGAAAGCCCTCAAGCATCTATCTTTGAATTACATATCAGAGCTGTATTAAATGAGGAAACACGTCGGCAAATCTCAATCAATACCAAGAATGCATTACAGGCAGCCAAAGCCCGTGGCATCAAGTTAGGTGCGCCACCTAAAGACATTAAAAGAATTTCACAAGCGGGCGGCGATGCAACAAGGCGCAAGGCCGCAGAGTTTTCACTTGGCATGATAGATGTTATACAAATAGTTAAGGGTAGAAATCAAACCTTTGACGCTGAGAAGTATGCAGAAGATCTTAACGCATTAGGCATACTAACTTATAGGCGTAAGAAGTGGAGTCAAGGAAGTGTGTATCGTTTAATGAAAAACATTCATAAATTAAATAAGGATATCAATCTATGGTAGGCAAACTAACACCCAATGACATTTTGTCATGCAGTAGACTCCCGGCCGTGCTTGGTTTTAGCAAGTATCGGACAGCCAATGATGAATTAAAAGTATCTATTGATTCATTACATGGCAAAGAGCCAGAGTTTAATAGCAACGAAGCTATGGACTGGGGCAACAGGCTAGAGAAAACAATTCTAGCTGAATCAGCAACAAGGCTCGGACTCGAATCGTATGATTTAGAACACGATAAAGCATACTTTCATCGTGACATTCCATTAGCATGCAGTCTTGATGGCACAGCTAATGGTAATGATTCTATTATATTTACAGACATTGATAAGGGTATTTATGTTATGAATAAAGATTCTATTAAACTCAGTGGCTTAGGTATCATTGAAGCCAAACTTACAGGCCAAGATGTTGAAGATACACCAGCAGTTTATCGTGGTGTCATTCAATTACAAGGCCAGATGGACATTATGGAAGCATCATGGGGCGCACTTTGCGTCTTATATAAAGGAACGCAGTTAAGAATATTCCTATATGAGTATAATGAAGATCAAGTCAATATGGTGCGTCAAGCGGCCATTGAATTTAATGAGAAGATTCAAAAGTATAAACGTGAATCTGAAATTGATTGGTATCCATTAGCAACAAGTGCAGAAGCAACAAGGATTTTTGACCATGCAGAAAAAGAAACAGTTGAGATCCCAGAGATTGAGATTCAAGCTGAGAAGATTATTACATTGCGTGAAGCCATAGCAGAATCAGAAGAATCTATTGATCGCTTACAGCGTAACATCATGGATCAGATGCGTGAAGCCGAGATATGTCATGCTGGACGTTACAAAATATCATGGCCTATGCGTCAGTATAAAGCACAGCCAGCAAAAACTGTGCCAGCAAAAGAAGGGTATGTCATTCGTCAATCTAAATTATCTATAAGGGATCGCATATGAGTTCAATAATTTGTGCATTATGGGGGTTAGGTATTTGTGGTGGACTCCTATTGTTAATGGTATTAGTAGCAGCATTTTGGGTAGAAATTAAATCATTTTTTGAAGGAGATAAGTAAACATGAAAGTTATCGCAGCAGCCTTTGTGAAGGCACAAAAAGAGTTTGCACCAGCATTAAAGACAGCAACAAATCCGCATTTTAGATCTAAGTATGTATCATTAGATGGATGTATTGAAGCTGTTATTGATGCATTAAACAACAATGGCATAGCATTGATTCAACAAACTCACGATTGTGAGAGCGGCATTCGCATTGAAACAATCCTATTGCATGAATCTGGTGAACAGTTAAGTGGTGGTATCTTACACGTTCCAGCACCTAAGCAAGATCCTCAAGGGTATGGTAGTGCATTGACATATGCCCGTAGATATAGCCTTATGGCTACTTGTGGCATAGCCCCAGAGGATGATGATGGTAATTTAGCTACAGAAAGGTCTGGCAGTGTTGCAAAAAAGCCACAAACTAACGCTTTATCCTTCTTTATTCCGGGTAAAGATGCAATTAGTTGCCCAGATATATTGACATGGGAGCAGAATTTTGATGCAATGTCAGAACAGCTAGTTAATTCTAGCCTTCCAACAGAGGATAAAGTAGCAAAACTCAAAGCACTAGTCGAAGTAAACTTACCGACACTAGACCGCTTACCCGTAGATAAGAAGGTCCTATACATAGGCAGACAAGCCACTAGGATCAACAGAACGAAAGGATAATAATGAAACCAGTTAAAACAGACTTCAATGCTTTTGAATGGCGTTTTCCACGCTCATTTAAAGAGATCAATGGTTATGAATACGAAGTTAATTTAGAGTCACCAAAAGATAAAAGGCAACGCGTATGGAGAGCAACAAAGATCTCTGTAGGCATTGCCCTATCTGTATACGTTTGGCTTATTTATTCATTACATACATTGTAACTTCAAAGCCGAAACGCATTTCAGTAGCTGTTGGTTTTTTCCACATGTGATGATCTCCTTTCGAGATAATCATAGTCTACTGAGATGTATTCATCAATAAAGAAAAACATTAAAGATACCTAATGAAAGGGAATTTATGTTAGATGCAGATGACCAAGCCGTGTTAGACACAACAGACTTATATCGGTTCACTCCGGAAGGTAAGTTATTTATTGCATTATTCTCAAGTGCCATGCATGACGCATTAAGTATTAAATGCACGTCACTGGAGCGATACAATGCAGTCAGTTTTTTAACGAGAGAGCCACAGGATTTACGTGATATATGTTTATCTATTGCTGGCTATCACAAAGACTATGTTAAAAGAAAGTTAATGGAAAGTCTTGGCGTTAAAGAGTTCTTTACATTACAAGGTAAAATCAAATGATAGATGCGGCGCTTATGTGTATGGCTTTAACGATAGCGCATGAAGCTGGTGGTGAGCCAGTTAATGGGCAAGTAGCCGTAGGTTACGTGCTTTATCGTAGAGCAGAGTTTGATCCAAAGAATATATGCCATGAAACTTACAGGCCATATCAATTTGAATGGACATTGAAGCCAAAGAAATATGACATGCAACATTTGCGTCCGTATTTAGATTTAGCTCAAAAAATTCTCAACGGAAAAGTAAAAGATACAAGTAGAGGTAGCACACATTTTCATAGCGTAGCTTTACCTAATCAGTGGGGCAAACCTATAAAAGTAGTAATTAACAATCATATATTTTATTAAGGAGCAAAGTATGGAAAATACAGAAGTTCAAGATAGTTTTAACACGTGGATAGATATCGTTAAAAAGCATCATCCAGATGTTGAGATCACAAAAGAGTTAATGGATATCTTATTTGATACATTTTCAGCTGGCATGGTGACTAAATCATTAAACATTGATATGGACACTATTACTGATGCCGTAGCTCGATCAATGCATTAAGTTGATATGATGGTATAGGTGACTTACAGATCGTTCGTTATAGAGCGATTCTGTGGGTCATTTTTAGTGTAATTGCGTTGGTTTTGGTGTGACTATAGACATTTCTAGATATTGAGCATATATGAGTATAAAGTCATCCTCATTTTCACTGAAAAAAATTCTAACGTAAGCTTCGTTATCTTCTTCAACGATCTCGATATCCCATATCTTACGTCCTATGAGTTTATCTAAAGCATGTAATTGTTCTGATGTAGGGTTTTCCACTACACAATTTTACCATTCCATCTTCCATCTGTCTTTAAAACCATAGGCATTAATTTTGGTTGGCCATCAAGGATCATTCCACAGCCCACAATAAATCTTGTCTTGAAGTTTTTAGCATAGTTAAATGCCATAGATTTCTGATTAATAAGTGAGCCTACTTGCATGCCCCAAACTAATGCATCTGGGTTAGAGTAATATCCAATACTAAACTTAGTATGATAGTGGCCTTGAACTGTATTCATGCCATACTGCATAGCTACTTTTAATACATCAGCAGATAGTCCATGTGTAAAAAAGCAACGTGATCCATCGGATAATGTAATTGTAATATCTTCTTCCCATTGCCAGCCTGGGCCAATGCCTAAAAAATCATTGTAATGTTTAAGATAACCTTTTGGAACTCCATGCTTTAATGCACGTCTGTATAGCATAGATGAGTGATTGCTATGCACAATCTGCATCTTAGGGAATATCTTTTCTAGTGTTTGAATGTATGCAATAGACGCTGCCAACTCATGGCCAGCAGAGAATAGATCTGGATTACTATCATGCATAGACATCGCATGCATATCAAGCTCATCACCAATGTTGATAACAAGATCGGGTTTGTATTTTGTCTTGAGCGCTTTAAGAAAATTGAATGCATCTGGATGGTGATATGGTATATGTAAATCTGATATTACTAATACGGACTTGTATGATTTGGTAGCCATAACGATCCCATGTAGTTAGGTATCGTTAAGATATCATGCATTACTTAAACTGTCTAGTGCCTTGTTTATCAATGATTAAAACTTGTTTACGAGGGATGTAACCTTCTTCTGCAAATCCAATGTGAACCCAACGATCGAACTCCAATATAAGTTGATCGTAAGCCACGTTGCTAGATGATAGCCTTTTAACAATTTCTTTAGGTGTTCCGAATCCTGGGCAGACGAAATCTGCCGCCAGTCCTTTGACGTGAGCGCTTGTCGGCTTGCTTCCAAGTAGAGCATTAACCATAAGGCAGCGATAAGCACTGTTAATATGAATAGGGCTTCCCAAGCATTCACGGACATCCTCCAAATTCTTAGCTAAAATTTTTAGATGATTCATTACCTTAACATCTTTGGGTTGATTGTCTAACCCTTGTCTGTCAGCTGTTTCAGACGCTGTTAATTCTTCAAGTGTAAAGTGTGGTGATAGATTCATTTCTTTTTAACATAGAACAGTGAGCGTTCACCAAACAAATAGAAGCCAACTGCGGATGCAAAGTTATTTACTTCTTCTGACATGTGTCCAGATATTACAGTGTAAGTCCATGTAGTTAAGACAAGCACACCAATGATAGGCCTCATCAATCTTACAGTAGCTTCTACCCAAGGATAGCTTTCGTTGCCACTACCTACCTCATTCATAGTCTTAAAGAACTCTAAGTCTAGTTGTTTCATTTGAGTATATTGCTCTATAGTCGCTGGCTTGAATACATTGGGCGCTATAAACTTATTGATTAACGACTTGCCCAGATCAACAGCAAGTGGGCCTAGTGTTGCAAGTAAAGTAATTGGATCCATGTTTAAATCTCCACTGGGTAAAATCTATTGACATCAAACTCACTAAAGTCCCCACCTTCCCATTGTATATGGATCAGTTTGCCTTTAGGAGTCCAACACGCTAACATCACTTCTTGATCTATACGTTGAGCTACTGCTTTAAAGCCTTCACCTTTGTCGCATTTTTCTTTGGATAATACGATACGCACTTGTTCATTGTATTGCATCACCATAACTTCTACTGCTTCTGCATTGTGAATAGAATAAAGTAATGTTCCTACTATTATAAGCCAAAAAATATTCTTCATTAAAAATCCTTTAGGTTAAACCCATGGATATTACATACCATCTTTGCATACTTCTGGAACTTCTTTTCATGTTGATCGAAGTCATTGTGGTTATGATAATACAATAGGCAATGGATCATCTCATGCATAAGTGTTTCACTTATCTTTAGGTAGGTGTCATTAGATACATCTACTTCAATGCGTGTAGGATCTGTATGAAAGTATCCAAGCACATCACCATTGGTATTGATGATACCGAACTGAACCTTGTGTGGTGCTGGCATTTTATAGCCATTGAATGGTGGC